ATGAAACGGCTTTTTGCCCTCACTTTAGCGACCACTGCGTTAGCTGGCTGTACTTCTACGGCAAACTTTACAAAAACGGCTCCATCAAGAATAGAAAGTATAGATTCTCGAAGCTATGAGGTTGGAGTAGAAACAAAAGCATACGTCGGTGAAGAGATTCTTACGCGAAAAGCTTATAAGACATTGGTTGAGCCAAATGCTTACCAAGCTAAGCAAGAATTCGTTCTATCTGGGGGCTTATCAAGTGTAGCAGTTAGGCTTGATGGGAAAAAAGGCGACATCTACGAGATTGTCGGTAGCAATGAAAAAGGAAATGATCTCGTCATGATTCCGGGTAGTCACCTGATGTTTGGGATCGATAATAAAGGACATTGGGACAATACTGTCGTTTCAGGTAGCTATTGGACCTCTCCGGTTGGTAGTGGGTCTCAATATGCAATGGAACCAGCTAACGCGATGTTCGAGAAGCATGATAAACGGACACCATTGGAAGAATATGGTTACGTGAACCATGAGTTGATATTTACAGGCCTCAGCGAAAGCGGAATTAATGTCTTATACCGAGAATATACTTTTAACAACCATGCTAGGTCCGCCTTTACGCAAGAATTGATTTATCCGAAGAGTACAAAAACGATTCGATTCAGAAATTATCAGTTATCAATAGATTCCGTTACGTCAGAGTCTATCGTTTATACAATCACAAATGATTAAAGTAAGCCCCATAATGGGGCTTTAACTAAGCCGCTTTTGGGTATCCCTGTTCGTCGGGTTCGTTGTCATCATCCTCATACACGCGCACATCATAGTTCACCGCCTTAACGCTGCACTTCTCAGTGCCTTGTGGCGTCACATCATTAATGAGCGCTGGATAACACCACTTATCCGCTGGACCAAACAGCCACAATGGTGGTTCCATTTCGCCGTCTAGTGAGGGCGTAAAGCCCAAGTTACTGGTGATGATGACTTCGTTAGGATGACTCCCTTTAGTGCAAACATGCGGCCCCGATGCTCTACCATCGGGTTTTCGGACGGTGATGTGATGCACTCCGCTTTCCCATTCCAGTGGCAAGTCTAGCCATAGGTGCGTCTTGCCGTTCTGAATGCTAAACCCTTCTAACCTGCCGCTTTGCGCGTAACCTGGCACATCGTCGCCCAAAGCAACGTAATCGAGGTAGTTAGAGTTAAAGGCATCCATCTCGGTTTGGAATGAATACTGAAAGCGTCGGTAGCGCTTCTTACGTCGCACTCGCATACCAAACTGCCACGCCTTGGTTGGGTCGGTCACACCAAACGCTCTGACTTTCTCCGGTTTGATGCCGAGGTCACCAGGCAGCAAGCACATTATGGTTTCCGGCTTCCATGTCAGAGTGGAGAAGTATTCCACCTCCACACCGTCGGGCTCTTCTTCGCGGATAAAGCTGCCTGAGCGCTCCAAGCCTTTACCGAGCATGTTGTCCGGTTGGTACTGAAAATCAAAAGTGGTTCTTGGCTCATCCCGAACTGGAATGATTTGACCGTATTTGAGCGTTGGCTCGGAATAACCGACGAGCAAGACTTTCTTCAATACCTCGAACAAGGTGCTGCTGTCGGTGAATACTGCGTCGAACGTATCCCCTCTGGCTTTCCAAACCTCATGCAAACGCAGCAGCTCGTAATGACCGATGTGAACATCACTCAATCCACTATCAAGAATGATGTAGCGGATAGCCGGTGCTATGTCTCGGGTCGGGTAAAGCTCTTGCGTCCAACCTCCTAACCCATCTGGAATTTGCAGTTTACGGGTGGGCACCACGCCCAGCTTATTCTCCGCGCTACGTGAGAGCGAGTTACTCCCACGGATTTTGAAGGCGATGGTGGTGAAGTCGTCATACTTGGTGTTGCTATCAAGTCGCGCTTTCAATCGGCGGTACTCGATGCGATCCAAATACTTGAGGTCTTTATTATCGTTTGTGATGCGATACACGCGCACTTCAGGACGAACTTTACGACCCAAGTCAATTTCGATAGTTTCCGCAAGCTGATCGCGAGTGCCGTCTCGGCGCTCGTACTTGACTTGGTTCCACTCGGTTTCTCCCTCTCCGCGCCATTCAATCATAGCCTCGACAGTGAGCGCGTTGGTGTCACCGTTCTTGTTCACGTATCCAAGGCCGTCAGGGTGTTTGAAGTCGATGTAAATCTTATCGGCCACCTCTGAGGCTGGGCAGGCAAAGTGTGGGCCTGCAGGCTTACCAGGCAGTGCCACTTCGGTTTCAAGCGTCCACCCTTTGTTCTCGCCTTGATGCGTGAAGACATCCCACCACACCTGTGCTTTTGTCCCTTCGGGATACAGCCTATCGACTCGGCCTTTCGGGTTGTTCGCTTCACGGATGATATAGCGGCCATCGTCCGTGCCGTGAAACTTGATGGGATGATGGCGCGTTTCTGACGGTACGGTGTCGACCGTTATCCAGTAGCCCTCACCATTTAAGATGCGCAGCGCATAGAACGTCTCGCCATTAACCTCGAACGTCTGCTTAATGTCCACCATGCCCACGGAATATTCCACCACGGGGTCGGCTTCATGTGGGACGTAATAGTTGGTCGGGTATTCAACATAATCGCCTTGTTTGCAGTTATGCAAATCAGGGTCACGCGACCAAAAGTTAAGAATGTCTGCTCCATCTTCGTTTCGCCAGCCACCATCACCACTTGCTTCGGTGATCTCACGAATACCAGGCGAACCGGATATTTTGATGATGTGGCCAGATTCCCATTCAACAGGCCAGTATTCTGTGGCGAGTCCATCCACATCGCTCACCACGCCGAGCGTATCGTCCACCACATTGACTTGACTCGGAGTGATGGAGTTAATCGGCCCTTCTAGCTCGATCCCTGCCGTGGAAGACGTCGAACCGACCTCGCGTGAGGTGTAAATGTTTTCGTGCGCTGGGTGGCTGGTCACGTCCTCCCCTGGTGCAAACACTTGATAACTGATGTCCCCTGCGTATTTCGACACTGGCGTGTCACTGATGGTGATGTCGTCGCCCGTAAGCTCAAACTCGCCATTGCCAATGGCGGTCATCATGAGCAGGTACTCTTCATCTTCTGAGAAATACCAATGCGGCTCACTGATGATGTCAGGGAAGGTTTTGTGGCGTCCAAACAGCTCAGGGATTACCCCCATCAATCGCACTCGGTTGCCTTGTGCGTTGGCTTCATAAATCGGACTGCCTTCTGGCATGGTTTTCTGGAAGTTGTCAGGGATTTGGTTCATGGCGTAGATGGCCGCGCCAGCCGCCACCACCGCGATCACCGCATAAGCGATACTTGCAGGGTCTTTCGGCTCAGCAACCAACTCCACTAAGTCACCGTCTTGCCAAACGTAATCAAACCAATCTGAGGAAGTGCGCTGTTTTTTATTCACGAAATAAGAAAACGGCGGCGTTTCTGATACGTAGTAACCTTTGATGTTAGCAGCCATCCAATCATTGAGCGTTTGCCCAGGTTTGATTGGGGTAAACTCGCACTTACTACGATTGAGCTTGTTGGGATAAACCGCTAGTACAGTCATGTTCGATGTAGTACCTCGTAATTAGTGACATACGCTCAAAATCAGACAGGCGACAGAGCCAAGGTCGGCCCATTTTTCGCCCTGTTTGAGCCACTTTCAGCCCGTTTTCATTCACCACGACACCCACATGCACCAAAGTATCTTCAATCAGGTGGCATGCGATTGCGCCGTCTATCGGGGCGGTTTCAACATACCCACCCACCAATTGGTGATAGGCGTCGGTCATGCCTGCTTTGTCGTCTGGGTCCACGGTCCCAAAGCTGTCTAATAAGGGGAATCCGTGGTGAAGGTGGCGAACCAAACGAACAAAGCCCCAACAATCCAGACCATGCTCGTCACGACCATGGTCAAGATAGGGCACCGCCATTAACTCATTTAAAGTCATTAGTTCCCCTGGTACTTGAGTCCTTTGGTGATCGTTGGCGTGTAGCGGCGCTTTGGCCATGCTCGGTTCACCAAGTCATGAAACGACGCGACAACGCCGACGGTTTGAATGTTGTCTTTTTCACTGACCGCCGTCAGCGTGAGGGGTGGCTCGGCAGGTGCCGAGACATGGGGATACAAGTAAAAGCGATACGTGATGGTCACTTTGCTGCCATCTTCCATGGCTTTATCAATAAAGCGACGGGCCTCGCCCGTCACGTTATCAATCTGGAATTGCAGGTTCTGTTTCCCTTTGACGCTTTTACCCGGCAATGACACCCCGAACGCCGACGCTCGAAAGAAGGTCTCTACCCCTGTTTCTAGCCCAAGATAAATGCCTTCCACACCGTCGACTTCAAGATGATAGAAACCGTCAGCCAGACGAATGACCGATTCCGGCTCGCCTTTTTGATACGCATCTTCATTTTTGATTTCTATGGTGTGGATGGGGATTTTATCGACAGGAGCAGAGGCGTAATAAACCTCTATGGCTTTCATAACATTTATTGCACATTGATGTTTAAAGGAGAGAAGTAGCTGCGTAACTGGCTATTCACTTTGCTGATGGTCTGTTCATCCAACAGCTTGTTGTAAATAAGTAGTGCCGAGACGTGGATGATAGGCTCTCGTCCCACTTGGCTCTCACCCAGACGGATTTTATCCATTGATTTCGAGATTGGGTTCTCCGACGTTTTAGATGCCACCATGTTCAGTCCAGGCACACTCAACTTAACCATGTTTTGGCTTCGCTGAGAAACTGACAGGAATGGGCTATCAACATCAAACGCGAGCGTGCTTGGTTGAACCGCAGAGCCATCAACACTGTCCTTGCCCCAAATGATCAACTTACCTGCTTGAGAATAGACAGTAAACCCATCGGTATACGTACCGACCATAAAGCTATTCACGGCAGGAGTGGCAACACGCTTACCCACCATAAACACGGTCAGTTCTTCGTGCTCAGCATCGACAACATTGGTCGTGATGATGTCGGTGGCACTATTAATGGTAATGCCTGACTCATCCAAAATAGGATTACCTGTGATGCTCAACTGACCACCTGCTAATGTGGAGATACGACCATCAAAAGTGTAGCCAGCAATCAACCCTTCAGCCTCTACAGGAAAAAAGACAGGTAAGTTCGGGTTGTCAAAATTGGCGTTATTTAAGCGAATAACAGTAGCCATAATTAAATTTCCTTCATGAAAGCGACTAGATAATTGTGAAGAGGGTGAACAACGCCATCGATGTTGATGTGCTCATGCTCAGTGGCCGTGTCACGAACACACCCATCATGGAATCGGGCATAGCTGATTTGTAATGGCGACGACAACGTTCGATCAGCTTTGATTCGAATCGCATTGTCATTAACGATTTCGACAGACTGAATAACCGCTTCACCATTCAAATCCTTTAAACGAAAACCTGCGTGAGACTCACCGGGTTCGATGACTAAGCCCTTATTTGGAACGTGAAGCTTAATGTCAACACTGTTCCCTGAGTAACTGAAAGACACTGGAGATAGTGGTTTCCACTTAATTCCATCCACCATCACGCGTTTCCATGCTTTGCCTAAATAAGCGCCCAACAACTTGTAACTGTAATTCGGCATGTGGATTTCATCGGCAACGAAATCCATCCAATACGTCGGAGTGGCAATAAAGATAAGTGGATCTAGCTCAGAAGCAAGCATCTGAGCATTAGGCACTCCCCACATGCGATCATCGGTGCGATACAAGGCAGGTGCCGTTTGGTAACTAAACATCGGCAAGTTCGCCGCTTGGTTGCAACTTCGGATAGCTTGCATGTCCTTTCTGAGTTTGAGCAGTTGAGTGACATAAGCTTCTGAGTCTGGGTTGCCGAGGTCATTTTCACCTTGAACCCAAAACACTCCAGCTAACGAAGTGCCACGACCATCTCGTTTCGCAGCTTCTTGCCCGTTGAGAACCATTTGTTCAAATCTTGCGAAATTCACCGTGCCCTTTGACAGTTCTTCAATCTTGGTCGAACTGCGGCCAGCGCCTCCCATCAAGAACGCCAACTGAAGCCCACCATTTTCTCGATCACATAAGTCATGAATCATTTGCAAGACACCCGCTTGTGGGGTTTCACGGTTACGATTCGCGGTGCCCTCTTTGTAAGGCATCAGAGGGTAAAACTCGGGGATGGTATTGGATTCAACATAGGCACCGTGTGAAAACATGTAATCAACGGGACTGTCTTGAATGGATATGGCAGGCTCACCTTCGGCACCAACCGATAACGACTGACCGTACATAATGAGCTGCGTCAGTTCAGACAACGGTGGTAGATTTAAATCCTTAGGCTCGATAAGACGGTTTACGGTCAATTCAACATCATCAAAGCCTAACTTTTCCAGTTTGAGACCAGGAATTTCAATCGTGCCATCATCATTTACTTTCAAGGCGATTCTATTTTTGCTGTCGAGCACCACGAGCTCTTCACCACCGTCTCGCGCTTCAAAGTTCATATTGGCGACACTCAACGTGCCATCGGCCAAAAGCTGCAAAAGGATTTGGTTAAACTGGTTCATAAACAACAGATCGCCAGAATTACCTGCCAATTCCGTTAATAAACCAGAGAACTCAACCGCGCCATTCGAACGCACCCCAATGGCTTGACGGCCATTTCTGTCTGTGACCGCAAACTCCGTATTGCTAGTATTTTTGTTAACGTTTTCAAGCCCTAGTTCATCAACGCGAAATTCAGCTTTATCAAACAGGGCATTGGCTAACAGTGATACATCATAAGGCGATTTTTCCCATATCGTCCCAGTCCAACCGTATAGACCATTATTTTCCGGCTTCGAGTCGCGCCAAACTTCAGCAAGAACAATATTTTCAGGTGGAAAAACAGGCAAACTAGCTCGGGTTTCGTAAGCCTGTCGACCTTGAACCATCGCTTGTATTGCGGACCATTTATCTGCGATGTCTTTGCTCACTGAGGGCTTGATAACGCCACCGACGGTAACAGTATCTTGCTCGCCACCTATTAGTATTTGGTTCAGCCAGTCAATATACTGACGAAGCTCTTCCATCATTTGAAAAAAAATTATTGCTATTTGTCATTCTTCCAGCTCTCTGTGTAATAGCGGCTCATGTCGATCTCTGTCATCAGTTCATTAAGCGTATGAGGGAATAAAATCTGGCTAACGGTGAGTTCTTCGCTTTGGATTGGGTATTGGCGAATTTCACATTTCACGGTGTAGTAAAACTTGCCACCTTTTTGCTTGGCGTCTTTGAGTGGGTGGTCTTTCATTTTGATTTGTAGGGGAACCACGCCCAGCTCGGTGCGCTGGTTTAAGGTAAACCAACGAATGCCACCACTGAGTGCATGGTCTACCCAACCAAGAAACGCCGCTGCTTTGTCCTTTGGCATCCGAAACACGAGGGTTTGGAACGTCGGCACGATGATATGCCGACGACGGTCCCGAGTACGCCCTGTCGACATTTCCGTGGAAATACGATTGGACATCTGTTCGATTTTGTCAGGAAACTGAGGATGTGGCAGGTAGCTTGGGTACATCATTGTCATGAGTGCTTATACTCCCACTGGCTTGAGGTCAAAGCGCTGCGCGATCCCTTGAGACATTGGTCCGTCAGAATCGAGGTCTTCCAAAAAGACATCGGTGATGTTTTCACCATTGTCACCTTGGCGCTCTCTCACTTTCGCTCCCTCTGGTGCGCCGTAAATGTTCACCACGTTACGACCTCCAACGGCCAACCCTGCCTTGGCTGAATCCAGGCTCGGATCATTCATCGCGAACTTCTGACGCTGCATGGCCATGATGGCGCTATACATTTGGTCGATTCGGTTCGCGGATTCGTTGGTGTAAACGCGCTCACCTGCTTTCAGCGTCCAGTCGGATTCCATTCGGCCACCCAACATCGGCACTTCGGATATCCCGTTGTGCGCCATGTTCGAGACTGAATCGACTTTGCTGGCCATGGAGATACCAAAGCCCATAGCGGTGCCTGCCGCTGCCGCAGCAAGACCAGGACCGACATAAGGAATGCCAACTAAAGATTTGTATGCCGCTGACGCTGATTCGTAAGCGTTAAGCATGATTTGGACACGCGCTGCGGTTTTACCAATACGAGCGGCGTTTTTGTTTTCACTGTTTTGTAGCTGAGAGATTTGACCGAGGAAGTTGCTCATACCTCGAACGCGTTCTTGCATCAAGCGCTCTTCACGATACGCCCGTTTTTCAGCTTCTATTTTGGCCTTTTCGGTTTTGGCTTCTTCACTCTTAGCAAAAGACTCGATTGACGCTTCCAAGGCATCATCTTCTAAATCTTTGCGCGTCTTTTCTGCATTTAGATAGAACTCTGTCTCACGGTCACGATACTCAGCTTTTAGCGCTTCCAAGGTATCAAAGCCACGACGCTTTAACTCTTGCTCAGACACCTGCATTTCTTCGATGTCACGCAAGCGTTGCTCATGCGCTAAGATGAGTTTTTCACGCTCACTCGCGTACTGCATATCAAGCGATGCTAGGCGCGATGCGCCAGAGGCTTGCGCTTTACCAACGCTAGGATCGTCTTTTAAAGTCCGAATCGGCGGTTGTGGCTTGGTGTTGTCATCACCCGTACCATCACGTTTAAAACCAAGCTCTTGGTCTTCATATTGGCGCTGATACTTATCAACGGTATTGATGAGCGCTTCATACTCTGCAGCGAGCTTGGCAACTTTGGACTCTTGAGCGCTAACTCTTTCACTAAAGCGCGAGTTAGCCATACGTGCTTGAACTTCAACATTGCCTTCAGCACTTCTTTCTGTTGCCTGCAAGCCCTCTAAAGCTTTCTGCGCTCTCTCAAGCTCTATCTTGACGGTTCTCGCTTCGTCGCGAGCATCACCAAGTTTCTTCAATAAGCCATTTTTAGTTTTAGGGCTATCGCTCATGCTGTCGAATAGAGCGCCCCAATAATCAACTGAGACGACGAGCTGATCGGTAAACCAATCTATCTGTTCACTAGCGCCCAATACACCATTAGCAAAAGAACGTTGAAGTTTAAGACCAACATCTGTGAGCTTTTGGTCCATCTCTTTGAATTTCTCAATGTCATACTCCGACATCGACACGTTCAAATCGTCGTACTTTTTGGTCAACTCAAAGAGCTTTTGGCCTTGATTTTCAAGCAATGGCATCAAGGCCGAGGCATCGTTGGCGATACTCTCCAGATAAAATATCTGGCTTTTCATTGGAACGTTGGCTTCGTCCATCGCCGTTTTGATGGCAATCAACGCATCGGGACCCGACAGCTCTTGCAGCTTCTCAATGGTCAGGCCAACTGTTGGCGCGATGTTCTCCATGAAGTCGGCAAATTCACCACCTTCATTTTCGGTAAAGTCGCCCAGCTTATCGTTAACGTCCTTCAGTATCTCGGCCATGTTTTCACCGCTGATATTGAACTGCTCAGAGGCGTATCCCAAGGCTTGAATTTGCTGGACCGATACCTGAGCAACGGTGGCCATCTTTTCGATTTCGCGCGCTTGTTGCGCCTGCTGCGTAATGAGGTAAGCCGTGGCACCTGTGACGGCACCAATGCCTGCCGAGACATAACCTGCAGCATCTAACACGCCGCGACCTGCATTTTTGGCGCGGTCTGCGGTTTGCTCTAAAGAGCGGCTTAATGATAAGTTTGAGTCGTTCGCCGCTTTGGCTTCTTTGGTGTAGCCACGCAGCATCTTTTTGGCGTAATCCACATCTTTCTGAAACTTGGCGGTTTCAGTATTGAAGCGGATATTAAAATCAGCTATCTGGGCACTCAAGGCGAACTCCTCCTGCCGATGCGCTCAACGCCATCAGCTCTTCGTCGGTGTATTCTTTCGATTCTTCTTCGGGATGTTCTAAGGTTGGCAGGAAGTCTTGGTAGCTTCTGAGGACGCTTTCGTCCTTGCACCCTGCGGCCATGGCCGTGACATTCCAGTTTGAAGAACAAGTTACGGCAAAGCGCAGATTGTCCATCTGGTGCTTGAAGCCGTGTTTTGAAAAGTATTCACGCCACTCCACAACGGCTTCGCCGCTAATGGAAGCCAACAAGGTGCGCCAACAGACTTGCCCGAACTCTCGGGCAAGGTCCATGGCAAACTCAATTTCATCCCGAATTAGACTTTTGGGTCGGTGGGTTCCTGAGTGGTGGTTTCTTCCGTTGTAGCGGTTTCAGTGGTAATAGTGGTATCCGAGGTGCTTTCAGTAGCATCCGGCTCCTTTGGCGTAGATAACCCTGAGAAGTCGGCTATTTCAAAATAAAGCGTTTCAACTTGTGGCGGTGTCATCATCGACATGATCTGCTGATGACGCTCATCTAGGTCATCAACATCACCACGATAGGCATACGCGACCAAACGAGCCTGAGCCATGAAGTTGATGCGGAACCAAGCGTTTGAGTACTTTTTCAAATCAAGAAGGTAACGCTCTTTTTCTTCCTGGCTAGCATCTTCAGCAGGTTCTATTGGTCGGTCTGGATCGGGAATTTCTGCACAATAGTCCATGTAATTCAGTCTATCTAAACCAGATAGTTGAGTAATGGTGACGCTTTGACCTTCAATATCGACAACTTTTGTTTTTAAAAAGTCTGGTGTCATGATTATGCTCCTGCGCCAGCGGCTTGTTCAGCAATCAGCATTTCCGCGAGTTTTGGCTTGCCAATGTTTTTGAATTTAACTGAGCGAGTGATTTTCTCTTTAATCGTCACCGCTTTACCCAATGAGTTGATGTAGCCCGAATACGCATCCACCGTGCCATTCGGGTATTTGGCGCGGTACTCGGTCACTACGCCTTTATCGACATCATCAATGAGCTGCTGTTGGCCAGGCTCTCCTGGCTTCCAAACGATAGTTAAATTGGTTTCTCCTGCTGACTTTTGACCTGGCGTTGTTTTAGCCCAATCAGACTCAGGATCGTCTAGGTAGTTATCTTCTTCGTCTTCCACGGTGATTTCACCTGGTTGAAGCTCTTTAACGCCGCCTAACTTGTCCCATTTGTCGTCATTAAGGTAATCTGCAGGCGTTTGCAGTTCTTGGTTGTCTTTCAATCGCCAGAACGTAGTGCCAGCGCCTTTGATTGCTTGAGTTGGGTCCGACATGATTAAACCTCTTCGGTGTATTCAATAGTAAATGTTAAAACCGAGGAACCCCATGGAGCCCCCTCTTCGCGTACATAAGAAAAACCCGCTCGATTACATAGACTGAGCAAACCATTAGCGGTGTAGTGACGGTCAATTACGCCCCGAACTTTCTCACTAAAGTTATCTAGGTCGTCATCCAGTTGATTGGTTGCCAAGTCCATAATCTCTACAGCAAGTACCGAGCTCCACACCTCTTCATCAAAATCCTGCCCAGTGGATTCACCATCTAGCAAGTAGACCGAAATAGCTGGAACTTCGAGGTATCCTGTCTCACCGTCATCACTGGCTGTAACTGGCTCACCTCGGCCAGAAAAATAAGCAGCGATAAGGGGTTGCCCTTCACTGTCAATTAGTGCTTTTTCCAAGTCAGAAATGACCTGTTTTCGAATTTGTTTGTTAATTTCCACGCCCTACCTCTCTGCGGATTACAAGCCTGATTTGCTGCCCCATGGCATAAGAAAGCTCTTTCGGCATATCTGTCTTCATGAGCTTTTTGCTATTTGTTTCAAAGGCAGTGGTGATTTCGTTTTTGATGGGAATTGCGCACATCTTGATTGGGTAACGAGCATCGCTGGTACGTTGCATGATATGCCACTTTCCATTCTCCAATTTCTGAAGAAAGGCATTGTCAAACTTATGCTTACCCACTTTTATGGACGTAAAGCCGGATACTTCACGCTTGGTATAGCGACCATCCTTGCCACGGGTTGCGCTTTGCACCTGGTAACGCCCTTTTTTACGCCGAATTTGTGTACGAGCTTCCCCTATGTGAATTGCTGGAATATCGGTACGCCTTACTCGAACATAAGCGACAGGCTGTTTTGGTGAGGCTTTTTTGGATACTCGGGCATAACGTCTGATGACTTTTTGCTGAACCTTGACCGCCTTAGAGGTGTCTTTTACTGAATGGCTAATAGCTCTCTTAGCGATTCGGTTTATTCCCATAGAAGCTGCACTTGGTACCGCTTTTTCGTCTAAAGCACTGAGGTTCTTTACTGCAGTTGCCAACTGGCGGTCTAGTTCATTCATTTCAGATCAAAGCTAATTAAGCCATCATGGTACTCGGGCACATCAGCAACCACATGGCTTCGGCCTTTATAGGTAACTTTGTCACCTTTGCGAACCTTCACTCCTGATGAGCCAGAGATAGACAAACGGGTCACATTGGCAGCCATCATCCCAAATTGATCTTGTGATGTATTTGGAACCACTTTTGCAGACTGACCGGCAATGGTGGCTGACTCTCCGAATGCGCTAAATAAAGCAGCATCCATTTCAGCCACAGATTGAGACCAATTACTCATCTTCGTCCTCTTCGACTTCAAGATCGTCTTCTGGTATCCAGACTGCTTTCTTTTGACCAACCAGAGAACGGGCTTCAGACGGTGTAATGTCGCAGCCTTGCCCCACTTCAAGTGCAGTTTCAGGCTTCAATAATTGACCGCGACAACGAAATGGTTGTGTAACTAAAATTGCTTTAACTGACATTTGTTTCTCCAAATAAAAAGCCACTCGATTGAGTGGCTTAGCTAGTAGTTTTTGGTTGATTAGGCTGCTGGTTTTTTACCTAGGCAGAAAGAAGCAGGATGGCGAACCGTTACATCAGCGTCTTGGAATGCAACAACACGTAAGCGACCTTTCGCACTATGAGTGTATGGGTCAATAGTCAGGTCTAGGCCTCCCCACAAACCAATCAGCATTTCGGACCAGACGCCAAACCAATAATCACCGTTGTTGATCTGGTTAGAAATGTGCGTGCCGTAGCCGTTTACAGTGTTACCCCCTTCCCAAATAGGTGAGCCGTTGGTATTAGCAAACTTTTGCGTTGTCTTACAGTGACCACGGCCAGTAGCGTTCATCATGTAAAGCATGGAACCAACATCAGCATTGTCAGCAGTTATCTCTGTTTCCATGTTTACAATTTCTTGGAACGTCGGATTAACCGCAGTGAAATCTACACCGTTCACACCCGTGATGTTTGCAAGACCAAGCGGTTGATCACCACCAGTGCCGTACAAGGCAGCTTTATCAATAGTAAGAGCCAGAGCTTTAGCAATATCCGCACGAGCCAACATCTCAACATCTGGTGAAGACTGCATCAGCATCTTACGAGTCATTTCTACTAGCGCAGCACAAGTACGGTTTTGTAGGCCACGCTCACCAAAGGTGATTTCAGATAAGGTTGCATCTACATCTTCACCAAGCCAATAGCCCGTAGCGCCCCCCTCTTGAGTCGGGATAGATAAATCACCGACTAGGCCTGTTAGCGTAGTTGCGTAGTTCATGACTGCTGATTTGTTATAGAGCATATCAATGAAGCTACCCGCCATATGGTCAGTAGCAATCAAGTTGCTACCGGAACCACCAGCACTTACTGGCGCAGCTGCACGAAGAACATCGTTAGGTACAATAATACCTTGTGCTTCACGCTTCATTTTATCGGCTGCGGCTTCAGAGGCTTCAAGCTCAAATGCAGCTGCTCGACGATACTTTTCATTCGTTGGCTGAGACAGGTAACGCAGAACGTTCAGAAATGAATACTGACGAATTTCATTGTCAGACAAGCCAATGTCTGGGCTGTCTGCAACCGTTGGTGTTGCGCTACGTGCTCCCGCTGGTTGACCGCCATTCTCAGACGCTGCATCAAGTAAGGCGCGTTGGTAATCGGCAGCTGTCTTCTTTTTGTCTCGAAGATAAGGGTTAGGATCAACACCACGACTTCCGTATTGCTCGAACAGGTCTAAAATATCACGCACACGGTTTTGCTCTGCTTCAATACCAGCTTGACGTTCTGTGTTGGACTCCTCAAGAACTTCAATAATCTCAACAATCACATCGTTCTCATCAACTTTTGCACGAACTAAGCGGCCACTGGCATCACGCAGGGTTTTAGTCTTCATATTGGATTCACTCCGGTTTTCAATTTCACGTTCATTTTCTGTTGCGCCAGTTGGGATGATGATCCCCATATCACGCAGGTGGTTTTGGTATTTGGTTGTATCTAAGCTGCGCCCAACACCAACGGAAGGGTCAGCGGGAACCGTGACAAAAGACAGCTCGAACGGCTCCCAATCTGTCACACGATAGGTGCGAACATCATCCGTATCACTTTCAAGAACCATCGCATGGACGATGTAACCAATAGAAACGTGCTTACGAATGCCATCTTTAACGTCTTGCCAAATTTCCTCAGCTCTTGGGCTAGTACCGAACCGAACAACCGCTCGGCCCTTATTCTTTTCGATTCGAGCTGATTCAATGACACCAACTAGATCGTCCCAGTCATGATTGACCAAGGCAGAAGCGCCAGCATCAAAACGCGCCATGCGTACTGCACCAGATGAATGGTCGAGGACTTCATAGCCAAACCAACGCTCAACTGGATATTCGCTAGAGAAAGCCAGTTCAACCGTACGGTTTTCTTCATCCACTGACTCAACCGTGTAGTTTCGATACACAGGTTGACCTGTGACCTGACGAATCAGATCACTCGTCGCCAGTTTCGTCGTCTTCTTGCTCACTTTGATTTACTCCTACAGGTTGCCCGGTGGCTTTTATTCCCAAAATCTGGGCTATCATTTCGTCTGGAATCCCTTCCGCTCTCATTGCCTTGATGTCCTCTGCATATCCCTTCCAGACATCTACAGGCTCACGACCAGATTCACGTATTGCTTCACCAGGGGACTTACGACCATTTTCTTGAGCTTCGGTAATGGCTTTCTCTTCTTTAAGAGGGTCAATCCATTCCCAACGGCGAGGTTGCCAATCTGCTTCTAGGAATTTGCCTAAGCGGCTAGCTGGGATAGGATTACCATTTGAGTTAATGACTTTTCCGGCAAGTAATGAATACTGAAGCCAACGTTCATAAACTCGATGGCAAACCGACTCGATGAACCATTCTTGTAACTCTTTCCACCCGTCACGTTCGTCAAGCTTGCCTTGGCGAATTGAACTAAGGTTGACACCTTCTAAGTCATTGGCGTACGTGTTGTAAGCCATACCCTGACCTGTAGCCATTCCTCGCAACATATGCTTTGAGAACGTTGCCGTCTCTGTTGAAGGAAAATCCGGCGAGTAATCAACAGGAGTAAAGCCTGGAGGCAAAGTCACAACCGTATTGGGTTCTAACTCAATCTCTGGCTCTTCAAACTCTTCGGATTCATCCGGTTCATAAACATCAGCGTCTGCTTGAAGTACCAGTGTTTTACTAGCACCCGCTCTGGCGTTTACAACAGAAGCTTCTTCAAACCCAGAAAGGTTACGCATTCGACTTAATGATGTGTGATTCCATGGAATACCACGGAATTGCTCAGGATGCTCTTGGTCATAAACGTGCAGCATGTCTTCAGCAGAAACACGTTCAAACTCTTTACCTCCATGGCGAAATGCTTCAGCCAAAACACCTGCTTTTGTTTCAACTAAGTAAGCAACCAGGCGTCCATAAGGGGTCATTTCGATGCCGTTTCGAATTACGTTTCCGTTTGCTAGTCGGCTTTCGTTGACCTGAATCGGTACTCTTAGAGGGTCTATGAGCTGAATAGCAAATCCCCAAGGACCAGCATGTGGGCCTTCAACGATTCGTATGAACGCTTCACCGCTCCCCACTACCGTATTGAGAATAACGCGCTTGGCTCTGCGCCAATCAAGGCGCCCATCAACGGTACAGTTTTCGCGTCGTCCCCACTTTTTAAAAGCTTTCTCAACGGCAGCATTTCCGTTGGTATCCAATGAACCATCAGGCTCTTTGCCCCGAACTTGAAGAACAATACCTTTATGTCCGAGTACATTTTTACGAACTTCTCGGACAAACCCTCGGGCATAGTCATTGTTACTGATCTGTTCGCGTGAGCGAGCGACTAAAACCGCGAGTTTTTGATCAATCACCTTGCCAATGGGTACAGGTGAAGAATCCCAAGTACTATTGTTTCTGTCTGGATCAGCTGCCGAGAATAGGCTTCGAGAAACAGGACTCAATTTGACATATGGCGTCTTGCGACGTTTCTTTTTGGCCTCTGGCTTAGCGTTGCGATTAAAAGGATTCCACATCAGCGCATCCTCACTTTATGTACTGTCAGAAGACCTCGGCCAGACTTCTTACGCTTCTCCTGATTCACCCTATTGAGAAATCGCTGCTCTAACTGCAGCAGTTCGCTCAACGGGGTCTTCTCCAGACTACGACCACCAAACGACAGCTTAAGCTGATCAGATGTAGCACGATTGGTTAACGTAGCCTGAATAGCTGCCAATGCTTTCTCTGCTTCGCTGCGAGGGTCATGTACATCCAATGCTGCCAAGTCTGGCAGTACAGTTAATCGGCTGGTAAGAGGCTGATGTACATCGGTGCCATCAGTTACACGCAACACAACGCTGTATTCTTCTGCGGGCCAGTTCGCTGTCTCGCTTGCTGGTATCGAGAATTGGAACGCATCACCCTCCGGTGTGCCGACAATGTCAGCCTTACCGGATGCGGAACGTAGATAGATAGTGGCTACCCAAGAACTAGCGGGGTAATCTGGATAAGAGAGTTTGAAGTTGACCGACAGACCTGAAGTGATCTTTGTCGGTATTACCATGATTTAGCAAAGTTTCCTTTTCGCCGTACTAAGCGGCGCTTGCGTTTTTTCAACTTAACAGGCTTACGCTCTTCTTCGTCTTCCTGCTCTTCTGCCTCATCGGCTACCGATTCAGGTTGAGTTTCTTCCTCATCATCAATCGGTTTTGGTTTCTTTCGGTCAAGTCGTAGCATTCTGGCCACCATATAGTTCATACCTTCACAGTCGAGAAAGTGGTTGTCTTTACTGACTCGATTCCACTCTCCTTTTTCATCATCAAACTCCTCAGCAACAATCTGCTTACAGTAATCTTCTGAGACATCGGAAGGCAGTAACCAATCACCAACGGTGCCGCGTTTCCAACGGACACGGTTATGTACCCACGCTTTAGCCAAGCTGGCATCAAAGTCCCATCGCTTGTCACCACGCTTTCTAACCTTGCCCTGCTTATCAACTTCAACGCGAGTGACACGAAAAGGTTTGGGAAGCTTCTGCCAACCCATTAACGCTCGTGCACGAGTTTTATGGCGACGAACCCAGGCATAAACCTCATCGGTTCTGTAGCCTGCATCGACACCGCACTGCCTGATTTTTAAGTTCCCCCATTCATGCTCCATCAAGTCATCGAGTTCACTCCATACCTCCGGCTTATCGGTATCCCCCCATAGCTCGCCAAACTCAATCAGGCGTGAGGACATACCATCAACCCAACCGCGTACGATATAAACAAGACGGTTTTTCTGGACATCCACAGTACAAATTAGTGTGTGTACCCCATCAGGAACTTCACCTGATGAGAACGTCGAGCGTAGCTTGTAGACTTCTTCCCATTCAGGAGCATCACCAACAACAGCAAATATTTCTCCAAACCCTGTGTTATAAACAGAGAGTAATTGGTGTGGGTCACCGCTTCTCTGCGCTTGAAGGAGTTTTCTGGCTAGATAGCCATAACTCTTTTTACCGGAGAACGAGCAAAGACCACTCACCCAAATACTGAAGTGGTTGTTGTCTTCCAGTGGATGAAGCATGGAATGAAATGGGACAACGGTTGATTCACCGCCTTGTGTAATTAATACAGAGCTATCGTCGTACTTCTTAGCGTATTGCCCAGGAGCAATAGCAATACCTTGAGCGTTCATTACTTTGCGGTGTTTGTCTTCAATCTGTCCCCCACAATGAGGGCAGACTAAACGGGCTTCACGCGATGCAGCTGCGGGAGAGCTTTCATTCTCTGTGCCTTTGCCTGGCCACCAAAGTAGATCACTTCGTGGTATGAAATACTCACCGCAATCTGGGTCAGGGCATGGAACCGCCCATTCATGTCGAGTTCCTTGTTCCCACTCCAACCAAATCGGGCTAGACACTTTACCTTTTGGTGCAACTGCCCAATGAGTAATCCCTGTTTCAGGGTGTTCATAGGTACTTGCCTTACCATGTGTTGGCGTACTAGTTAACCCAAGCTTTGAGTCGATATAAGCATCACCACGCGCTTCTGCAATTTCCGCTAATGAGCCTTCACCTGTTGCATTGGTATCAGGACGGTCTAACTCATCAACTAGCGTGATAACCGCAGAATCCGATGCCAATTCAGTTGCCGAACCAGCCCATGCAAAACGCAGAGACACGCCCCCAATACGCTTTTTATGTTTGGGACTTTTATCATCGTACTTTAACCACAGCGTTGAGCACTCTCGGAACATCTCCATTATTTTTGGCTCAACGACGTTGTTAATGTTCGACTCGGTCGGCCCCACATAGATGATCGGTGCAGGTTGGTCATCAAGGCGCCATCCAATCACGTTCTGCATCGTGGCCGACTTTCCCATCTGCGTTCCCATAACAAAGGTGATTTTTGAATAAGCAGGGTCGGCAAACGCGACGCAAACAGGAATCATGTATGGCGTTGAAGTCGTATCAAACGGACCAGGTATTGGCGAACCCGGAGGCATAATTCTATTCTCAGTTGCCCACTGCGCAGCATTCCTCAGCGGCTTCGCTCTGATCATCTCTGCTACGTTTTGCAAGATACTCAGCAACGAACGCACTGAGGTGGTCAGCGGTGGCAGTGCGTATACGTCGAGCTTCTCGGTCAATTGTGTTTTTGCATTTGGCGGGTTCATGTTCTGACGCTACCTCTAAAGCTGTTCGAGCCCCTATGCCATCCAGCTCACTACCAAATAAGTTTCCAACCATGTAAAGGAACTGAGCTAACTCTCCCAAATCCATCACTGTTTCTTCGGCCTTTTGAGCTTCAATTTCAGCTTTGCGGCGTTTGGCAGCAGTGAGTAATAAGTCTTCACCGTCTTTGGTGCCAACTTTTGGGCTACTGTGCTCTTTCTCGTACTGGCCAATTTGCTTTTTGATTTCGCGGTCGATAATCCACTGAATGGCTTTATCTGTTTCAATGATTAGAGGCTTACCTCGTCCACCACCGCCTTGGTGTGGCAAGCCCTCTTTGATGAGGTCGCCCACCCACTTCGGTGAGTAACCCATAATTCGAGCAAATTCATTTCGGTTTACTTCAGCCATAGCGACATTCTTCTAGCGTTACGCGTTATGGTTCACTCCCTTCTCGACCCACCCGATAGAAGGGAGTAAAAACCGGACATTAAAATGAGGCGGAATCGGCGAGTCTCAGCCCCGTGGGTTATTGAACCTCTGGGAAGGACCCGCAATCTTTCGCAGCCCTTGTGGGACAAGGCGTGAGTGGGATTTGACTTGGAATTAATTGAACAGCGTTTTTAAACCTAATTTTTACCGTGATTTTCAACCACTCAAAAAACGCTGAAATCAGGCGTTTTTGGGGTCAAAACCAGTAAAACTCCCTTCTACTCCTTTCTCGGTTTTTGGGTCATTTAGACGTCCAAACATCCAAATAAACACCAATCACCACAATTAACAGATTTTCTTAAGAGTTAAATCGGTCAGCAACACTTGAGCCCTTATGAAGTCTAAGCTCAAGCTAGATGATCATGTTTTAGGATCTTCCCGCGATCTTCCCATGAAAAAAAATAAAGCCCTGCAGATCTAACCAATTGTGATAAGTCTGCAAGGCCTTAAGTTTCAAGGCTTCCGTTGTCGTGTGTATATAAGCTTGGTCTAGGTCTGACATCTTGTGATTAAGAATGCGTTCACGGACGAACTTATCGACACCAAGGTCAGTCAATCTTGTACCGACTAACTTACGGCAATGGTGACTGGTAAACTCGCCTTCACTCCACTCTGCGTAAGTGGTGTTGGCCGTATCCTTGCAGATAGGCGCATCCCCTTTCGTATTCGGGAATATAAACTTCTGGCCTTCTTTCTGAGTGAGCCGATATTGCTGAAGCAGGTTTCTAATCTGCCAGGTCATTGGCAACATCAACGCTTCGCCGTTCTTGGCATTACAGGCGGGTATCCTCCAGATATTCTCATCCCAATCGATATGGCTCCATCGAGCTAAGCGGGTTTCACGAATACGTGTCCCGTGCGCTAACTGCATCAACACAAACACCTGCTTTTGCAGTGAGTGTGTCTTTAACCTATCTAACAACTGGCTCACATCATCAGACTGAATCTTGCCCTCATTAGGCGTAATTTTCTTGCTGATGAAATCAGTAAACACCATCGCAGCCACTGGGTTGGAAGCTATGTGTTCTTCTCGATATGCCTGATTAAACGCTGCTTTTAAAATAGCAAAGTAGCCTTTAACCGTTCTAAGTTCATAGCGCTCACGCAGCGGCCAAACCAATAAATCCTTAATATGGTGCTTCCGAATATTAACAAGAGGCAACTCCCCAAGAGCTGGTAACAAGTGATTAAAGACCACCGACTTAACGGCACTTTTCCTCTCTGAAGAGATATCCTTGTTCGACTCAATATGCTGCGCATACCAGCGCAAGCAATCACCAAAACAGGTCCAGTCTGTAACCACTTGGTCCGTATCCGTAGCCATCCTAGCAATCTTTTGGGGCAACAACTCAAACAGTGCCTTAGCGCTTAGACGAGGCCAAAGTCCAAGCCGTTCCCATTTTGGTTTTCCGTGTTTTCCGTTGTTCTTTCGTTTATCAATCAACCACCAAGTAGCACTCTCGCGAGACTTGTGAAAACGAAGCTCTAAAGCATATCTTTCATCCCTAAGCCTCGTGACAGTATCACTTTTCAAATAGCTTTTAATTTTCGTATCAGAGATACGCAACCGTACTGTAGTCATAGAGTTAAACCGCTAAATCTGTCTCTCCAGTGTCACGCCGCTTCTTCGCCTGTGGCTGACGTTTCCAGTAATGAAGGGGAGTTTCGCCCCTCAGCTTGAGCCTTATTGATTTTCTTCGTGCGCTCTCATGTTAAGGATTAAGCAACGGGTCAGGTTACTTCATGGTCATAGCTAACACAGAGAAACAGCGAGGCACCAACGCATGTCCGTGAAGACATTAGGAATAGGGTCACCACCGTAAGCACTGTTACTAAATGGCCGAAGCCTGGCAATGCTCGACGACATTGCAAATCGTTAACGTCTTTGCTCTTGGTGGTGAAAATGGGGTTACTGCTCTTTACCGAGGTGCTTTTTCACAATATCAATCAAGCGATCGTCCGTGTCGGTCTTGGTGTTTTTGGCATGAGCATCAGCAATCGTGATAAGCAGCTCAGTCACCGATTCAGGGCTAAGTAGCTTTGCAGCCCAGTAACCAAGCAAGCTTTTAAAGAAGGTAAACAAGAAAACTTTCATAGTATTAGCTCCAATAAAAAAGCGGCCGTTATAGGCCGCTTCTAATTCAGTATGTCTTTAGGGAATTTATCGATGAAGTCGGAGACCTCTCCTGCTCCTTTATGTGTGTTGTAATACGTCTTCCAATATCGTGCCAAGGCAGGAATATCACCTGGACTAGGTAAAGACTTAGGAACGCGCAAGTAATGCACTCGACACATCGCCACCGCATAAGCTAAGTTCGTGATAAGTTCCTGTGCTGTACCTTCTTTTACGAGCTGGCTTACCTTTTCTTTCAACTCAGTACGGTAAGCCAAATAGTTTTGCCAAATATCGTCATGAGTGGCAGGTTCCATCTGAACGATACCCAGAGCCGGACCATCACCAATTTGCTTGAGGTATTTGGCTCGACTCTCAACAAAGATAGTGCCGACCACCAATTGCTCTGCCGATGCACTATACAAGCCAAGCTGCTTTAAAGTCGGCCTAACGACCAATTCGGTCAGTTGCTTTGCATCCATCTATTTTCTTCCCCTGTTTACGCTTATCAAAATGAACCCAGATATCAAAAATTAGCCTCGCAATTACAACGACAAGACCACCAATGGAAATCAAATTGGCAATGGTGATATCAGGGCTACTGGTCGCCAACTCATTGGATTGTTGGGCCTTAGCCGCCACAGTTTCGCTGAATACGCTGACACCAGTGCCGCCACAATACGCGATTAGCCTGCCTTTCCATTCATGGAGGTTTTCAAGAAATGTCTTAACCATGTGGAACTCTTAGAAACAAAAAAAGCACCCGAAGGTGCTCCAATACAGTTTTGTTGAGATATAAAAAAACCTCGCCGAATGGGCGAGGTTTTGCATAATGGAAAGATTGCGCCATTTAGGGGTGAATGTCAATACTCAGATAAGTCATTTATATGTTAATCATTCAGTTGCTGATATGCGCTGGAGCACCTTCTCCTTAACCGCTTCAGCATACTCGTCTTTAATAGATTGCAAATTACTAACACCTGCCATTTCGGTATCTATATCAGCTAACTGACTTTTCAAAATAGCAATATCACGGTCAAGTTCTATTCTGGATGGTCTTCGGTTATCAAAAGCTTTCGTGACCTCAACTAGTCCGGCCATTAAACTACAGCTATCATGGTAGGCTTGGAGATCAATTAATGCTGTTGACATGGGGTACTCATCGTTCGACTTAGCAATTCCCTGCTCAATTACCGCCTTCCTTTTTTCACGACTAATATCAATTGAACGCAATATAGTGGTACCTAACGCATCAGCATAAACTTCTTTATTCACGAGAGATTGAACACCCGTGGTAGCCGCCGCTGCTGCAGCAAGCTCAGATGCTGTCTGTGCATGAGAAATGACTGATGCTGTGCCTGCAAAAAGTATGGAAGCCGTTCCTGTACCTACATTCCATGCATTAGAGTTAGAAATAATACCAGCTTTATGAAGAGTGCATTTCTGATCTGATAAAGATATCGCCTTAGCGATAACTTCGTTGCGCTTTTCTTTCTGACTGTAGTGTGTCGAATCGAGCTTAGATAAATCGATTATGCCGTCTTCATTAATAAACTCAGCCTTAGATTGAGTCATAATTTCATCCGGCAGATAATTTTTAGCTAACATTTCACAACCAGAAACTAAAAATATTACAAGTAATACAATTACGTACCTCATAGCAGCACCTCATTTAATAGATATTTCTGCTCAAGATTGCGATTGGTCATTACGAACACAAACATAATAAACATAGTTCATATTAAATATAATCGCATCCTTCAATTCCTATATGTACGTAAAAACGAAAACCCCGCCGAATGGGCGAGGTTTATTTAATGAGAAGAGTGAGTTACTCTAGAAAAATATCAATAGTCGTTCTTTACTGGCAAGCTACAACTTGTCTTAACTTAAGCAGTCTCAGTCTTATAAAACTTATGGTCTTTATCAAGGAAAACCACATAAAACGTGTTGTGACAGAATTTTTCTTGTTCCTCTTCAGGCATGTTCTTTAACGCGTCTTTAGAAATAACAAAACCAACCAGACGAACTTTATTGCCTAACCGAAATCTAGCCCAATGAGCATCTGCTGGCACATGTTTGGGATGTTTAAAGTCTGAATTGTCAGGAAAATCGCCATAGTATTCCAGAACCTTGAGCCCTCCACCACCCACTCTCTGATTCTTCCAATAATTCAATGGCTGAAGTGTATATTCTTTAAATTTAGCAAGTAAGTTGGTTAAAGAGGCGTTGCCACTATTGTAACTCCATCCTGAGAAGTCTTGCCCTGCAGTCTGCGCGCCATCAAAATAAGATAGATTAAACTTACAACGTTTTTCTATTTTTGAAGTTTCGATAGTCGATTCGGGAAGCGAATTCACAAAGTCAGTAGACTTAGAGTTGTCACTAAAATTCTTTTTCTTAACCACGCTCGACCTCACTTGACACTTGAGGCTTAGCCACTCGCTCCGAAAGGCCTGCAACTGACTTCGGCACACCACCAATTTTACCTTTTTGATAGAATGGTGATATCGGACGATCGTTTCGTAACATTGAGATTGAGTCTAATCTATAGCAATAGCTCTCATTTTTATCTTTGTTAACAAGGATTGTTCTATATCTACCTAAGCTATCAATAATTTCAGTATTATGGGCTGTTATTATCAACTGGCTTTTCTTTGGATTTGTTTTAGGGCTAGTAAATAATTTTATAACTTCAGGCAAAATCATTGAGTGAAGATGAATATCAAACTCATCAAATATTAAAACGCCACCATTTTTTAACGTCAGCCAGTATTTAAGCAAATTATTGAATAATACTTTAGTACCCATCGACTCATCAGAGTATAATAGTCCAAACCTCTGACCTTGATGTTCATGAATAAATACTGGATAGTCAATATCTTCCCCTGTTCCATCTTTTAGAGTTTTAATTTCTATATCACAAATACCTTCATCACCACTCCTGATTACAGATTTTACAAACTCTAAAGCGTCGGGGTTGGCTTTGTAAAAGGTTGCAAGAGAATCTGCTGTACTATCTTCAGTATCGGTCTTCATACCATGAGCACCGACATTAAACATAATTAGAGAGAATTCTTTATATAAAATAACCAAGTCAGCCATGTCACCATGAAAATTAAAGTCACTAGGTAAGCTAAGTAAAGACTGGTCTTCTTTTAGCTTTAGGCTTTTTAGCTCTTCGTATTGAGAATCACAATAAGTGATTTCATTACGCATTCTTTCAAGAAACACAACATCCTTTTTGTCTACTTCCTTGACAAAAAGCTCTCTCACAATACCTTTTTTTGTCACATCAAGTTCATAGTAATAAGTCACTCCATTACTTATAAGCTCAATATAGAATTCAGATGGTTCTTCTGAGAAAAAAAATGATTCGATAGGTAAATCAACATATTCTTCATTCGACTGGAACTTATGCTTTGTAGTCATACGTTTTGTGACAAAGCTGTATAAAAATGCCAAACCTTTTAGAATGTTCGTTTTACCCGAACCATTAGCGCCTTTTATACCCAAAACAGTACCGACAGATTCTCCATTTGACACAGATACTGGTGTATTACCATCAAACTCAAAGCTTATCTCAGCCCCTTCTTTAAAACTTGAAAAGTTCTTCAAGCCAAATCTTTTAATCATGCTGTTATCCTGTGTACAGTGTATACACGTATTCACTGATTACTTAATGATGTACATAGTACACTAAAATTTGTTGACTACTAACCTTTTTCATGAACATTTGACATATTTGTCAAATGTTCATTTCAATTGATCAAAAGTCAATATCTACAATAGGCTCTGTGTTTCATTTACCCTCAGCCATTGATAACCTAAACACCTCTCTAACTAGTTATAGATATTTAGTTTTCTCCTCACCTTTGGGTAACAGTAGTCTTTTACCTAATTTATAGATCCCGCTCCTTCTCTATCCTTTCCATCAACGCCAGCATCGCAGCATTACGCTTTGCAGCCAGCCAATCTGCTAAGTCATCGAGAACGGGATGGTATTGGCGTTTGAATACCGAGAAGGTGCAAACAAAACTACCAGAACACATTGCAGCGAAGCGGCTTTCTAAGTCCCACGCGACTCTGCCGTCGCTGCAATGCATGCACTTTCGGTAGTGACGGTTTGGAGCTCGGTACTTACCGCTGCCACCGCAGCAAGAACAAATACGGCCTTGTGGTGTGATCGCCTCTTCCACAGCAGCGCGCACAATGGCTGCAAATGCGGCTTCGCTCTTTTGGCCACGCCAGTCATCGGTCAGCGTATACAATTCCGCGAGTACCGCCTTTTCCAGTGCTCTTCTCGATTGCGCGTTATCCAGTAACTCCACAAACAACACCAGAAAACCGACCGGAGATTCCTTCCAGGTTATCCCCACCATGCCGAGTTGGTCTTCCAAAGAAAATAAGCCTTTGCCGCCCTTTTGCGTTTCGTAATTTATGCCTTTTAAGTCGAACTTAGCCAATAACGTTTCTGGTCGCATTTATGCTACCTCCTTGCTGTCCCTCACCTGCTTGCGAAAACTCTCCCACGTAAAGCTCACCCACTCGCAGCTCTCCAACAAACGCTCCATCACTCGGGCTCCAAGAACCTGAGTCAGATCATCAGATTTCAGATTAGTCAGAATGCCGGTTGGCTTCTCGTTGGTGTAGCGTGAGTCGATGATGGTATTAATCATGATCGCCTCGTGGTCATTCATTCGCTGAACCCCAACCTCATCCAACACCAACAAATCGACCTGAGCTAAATACTTCAGAAACTGAGCTTCTGTAACGTTCGATTGGCGGTTGTACTTATCGCGAATTTTCATCATCAACTCAGCGACCGTAATCACCAACACTGTACGATTGCGCGTCATCAACGAGTTCGCCATTGCACAAGCCAGATGGTTTTTACCCGTTCCTGTCGATCCAGAAAATACAAAGTTTTTCTCATCACCTTCCAAGAACTCAGAAACCCAACGGCGAGAAACACTAAACGCCTGACGTTGACCTTGGTTCTCCGTCACGTAATTGGCAAATCGACACTTCAAGTGCTTCTTGCCTACTCCACTGCGGCCAAGTAAATCCTGAACTTTGCTCTGCTGGTAGTTCTGATACACCGCATGGCTTTGCTTCTCGACTTCCTGCTGAGCAAGTTGAGCCATCTGCTCTGGCGTGTACGGCACAACGTTCGCAGGCATCGCTTGCTGCAGTTTTTGGAAAAAGCTATTCATTGGTCACCTCCGCCTTGGCGGTCTTTGAACCACTGAGGTGGTCCGTAATCATCAGGGTTGGTTTGGTCTGAAAACTGCTCCACCGGAATCAGCTTCGAGTTTGGCGAGGACGATTTAAGGCTAAACAACCCTTGCCACTCGTTGTCGATGGATTGCTCAATGATTTGGCGCTGCATGCTCACCACGTTCTGGGAGAGCTTGAGCAAGTCGAGCATTTTGGTGCGCTCGCCCCGCTCAGTTTTGAAAGGCTTTTTGATTCGCTTACGGAATGCCAGGTACTCAGCCCAAGCATCTTGATCTAGCATCTCTGGAATTTGTTCCTCAGGAACCAAGCTACCCGTGATGGGAGACTTTTTGTTTACTTTTTCTGTAGTAGTCTCTGGTAATCTCTGTGTAGTCTCTGTTTTAGTTTGGCTGATTGGTACAGCACTGCTTGGCGCATTTGTACGTTCTAGTTTGGCGCATTCCGCCAAACCAGTTTGCTCCATTTGTGCAATCAAGTTTGGCTCATTAATGCGGTAGAAAACTCGGCAAGGAACACCTTGCTTTTTTTCTTCCAAAATACCTAACTGACGCAGCTTTTTACGCGCGGTATCAAGCTCTCTTCGAGTCATGCCCGTTTCGTCTTGCCACTCTTCCTGAGTTTTGTAAAACCACCCTGAAGCATTCGTTCTTCGGCTCCAGTAAATGCTCTGGCTAAGCATTAATGCGCCCGTGATACCAATACCCATCTTCACAAACGATCGATGAAAAGCGATGGGTCTATCCAAATACTCAATCACACCGCAGTCCCCGCTTTCATGGATTCAAAGATTTCCATCGCTTTAGTCCGTGATACGACGAAACGACAAACACCGTTATTGGCCACCCAGATATAGCAGCCGTGATAGTTCTGTAAGCTAAGGCTCATTGCACAAAGTTCTCCGAGTTAGATGCGTGTTATGTGGTGGTCAGCCACTACGCTTTTGATTAGGCTGCTTTCTTCGCCATTAACGACTCAAGGTATTCCAGAAGTGGCGCATGAGATTCTTTAGCTTCTTGAACTTCTCGATACGCATCGCGCAGCTGGTCAATATTCGCGTTCTCCCCTAAAGAGATCACCGCACGGAATGCTTCAGATGTCTCTTTGTTGTGGTTATGCAAGAGCAAATCTCGGCTTAAGTTTGCATCACTCGCACCAATGCAAGTAACAGAGAACCCAAGCGGGTTGAGAAATTGGTTAAGCATGTCGCTCGCACGTTTGGCTGGCATGGCTTTAAGTACCGCAGGTAACAAATCCATCATTGTGGCTTTGGCTTCTACGCTTGTGCGCTCGACGTAACGGAAAAAGTTTTGAGCATTGTTCTTATCATCAGCGCCCGGTACTTTAAGTAGCTCTTTACGCTGCGCATCAACCTCGTGCTCAAGATCGAGTTTGTGATATAAGCTCGCGACGCGGTGAGCAATACACTCTTTACTCAGTTCCGTGCGCCAACTTTCTATTGCGTTACGCATAACGCTTTTAAAACTGTTGTTCATGGTTTTTCCTTACTGGTTGTTTGTACAGAATTCTTGTAATCACTCAACTTGGCGAAATTCACGTAACCTAGTTTCAAAGCCCTCAGGTGATTTGTAGATTGATGGAGTTAAAGTCTTGTGATCAATTCCGGTAAGTTCGTGAGCTTGCTGAGTCCGCCCTCGTTTGGCTGGAAACTCGCCATCAACTTCCCATTTGTGTACGGCCATTGGCGAAACCCCAAATAAGCGAGCCATTCGCCCATAGTTACCATCGAAGTATTGATTCAAGATCTTAGTAACAATGTTTCCTACCATATTTAGACCTCAATTATTAACTATTGGTTAGCATTAAACACTAAGTGATAGTTATTCGTCAATGGCGTTAATATAACCTATGGTTAATTGCGGGTTTCTTTTTGGATGAATTACAGCAACGTGGACAACGTGAAATCTTTTTCGGATCGACTTAATAAAGCTTGTGACAAGGCTGGAATCCCTGTTCGCGGCAGAGCTGGATACATTCAAGAAAGGCTGACGACCAAAGTTTCCTTGGTAGGCGTTAGAAAATGGCTAGTGGGTGAATCAATCCCTGACACAAAGAGACTTCCAGAAATTGCGTCGATAGTCGGGTCTACTGTAGAAGAGTTGCTAGGAGGCCAACCAACTAACGTAATTGACGAACCAGTTTGGTGGGAGAGACCTGTAGAAGTTAGGGCAAAAGAAGTGCCATTAATTTCTTGGGTGCAGGCAGGTGAGTTCTGTAACTCTGAAACTCAAGTGCTTCCGCACGATTGCGACACTATCCTTTGCCCAAACCGAGAGGCTTCAGGTAAAACTTTTGCGCTGAGAGTTGTCGGAGACTCAATGACTGCGCCTTATGGTAAAAGTTACCCAGAAGGCACTATCATCTTTGTTGACCCTGAAAAAGTCGCCTCACCAGGGCAACGAGTAGTAGCTATTACGCATAAGGGACACACATTCAAAGAGCTAGCCGAAGACGAATTCGGCCAGCGTTACTTGAAGCCATTAAACCCTTCACACATGCCAATATTCGAAGACGACATTCGCATTTGTGGTGTAGTGTTAGGCAGCTATACTCCGGAATAATTGACGTCAGCTTTCTACACAATCAAAGCGTGTTCAGCTGCTAAATACGCTAGGTTATCTCTAAACTTATCGAAAGCTGTTGTTTGTTTTTGGTATGACACTGATTGGCAAGCATCTCCCCCCACAACCCAAGGCTTACAACGCTCTTCAATAACAATTCCGAATTCATCTATGTGATTCGGAATTAGCTCAATGTAGAGCTCACGCTTCTTAAGAGCATTACCATTCTTCCATTTCCTATGAATCGAAACACCAGATATACCAAGATCAGGTTCGCTATATTCCGACACATTCAAGTTCGCTTTTGAACAAACCTTAAATGCGGCAGCAACTAACGCATCTAAATTGTGCACATCTCCGAATTCACTCCAAAAGCGTTGACGAACTTCTGATTTCGGGTCTTTCTGATTTGCAGTTTTAGATAACCACTCGTCACCAGAAAGGATCAATATATCGTGACCCGCTAGTTTAAGTTTGCAAGCAGCATCTAACTTAGTGCCATAGTTATGTTCTATCCAACCACGTGAACACTCATCACCGACTATCAGAACAGATGTATTCTTAGTAACACTCTTTGTTACCGAGGCACCCAATTTAGCCACGTGACTTTTAAGCGTTGACCTAGGCATACCTGTAATACCACCAGTAAAACAAACCTTCTGCCCCTTAAAATCATAATCTTCTGGTAAAGCATCACCTAAAAAACTAGCCCAGTCTTGAGTGACACCGGTCTCTTCAAAATAATGGCCGGAAAATGACTTCAAAGTACTTAGGAGTTCGGTCTTGCTAGCCTTGGATTTCATTCTGGAGTACAGCAAAGAACACATCGGTACATCTTCATTCTGCTTTAGCAATTTCTTAATCGAAGATAACTCTTTATCTGTCACTTTCCCATCAGACACTACGCCTTGAACAAACCCAAACACTTCTTGAAGATTAGTTGTTTGAGGAGGGTTATCCTGAAACTCAAGAATACAATCTATCAAATTAAGCGTATCTTCCATTTCGTCTTTAGTGATCACTCCATCTTCTAGAACATCTGCAATTTGTTCGAGTAAATCTACGGCATCACCATCGTTTTCGAGTTGGCTTTCTCGCTCCCGTAGCCACGCATCAAGAAACAATAGTTCCTGTTCGTTAATCACAGCGTCAGTAGCAATACCAGAAAGGATTCCCCTCAAACGTGATAGCTCTAATTCTTTGTTTTTCATAGTCCACAACCTTACATCCATTTCACTTCCAATAGTAATCAATATGCAATTGGTTTTAATGTGCGCTTTTCTTGATTATTAAAATTACTAACCAAAAGTTATTGACAAAAACTAATCAAAAGTTAAAACTAACTAATAGTTAATGAACATAACTGACCTGACCAATCAGTTTCCGAGAACTTTGTGCAATGAGAGCTTAATGATGAAAACAATGACGTTAGACCAAACCCATCAACTGCTGAACAACCTGCAACTACTCAATGTATGCAGCCATCAGTTTGAAGAAGTGACAGCTGAGCTAAGTAAGGATGATCCGCTCCGTATCGCTGCGACTTCCATCTTTGAAGGAGCTGAGGATTTTAAAGGGCTAGAGATTCACGTAAACGAAGAAGATTTTGAAAAGGCGCAAGAGCTATTCAGCCAGCTGGTTAGCCTCCAAGCCGCAGTGGAAGCGAGAACGCTACCCCACTAGAAAGAGAAAACCCCTATCGGTGACCAAACCAACAGGGGCGTTCTTTGTGCAATGAGACTTACGCCTCGCAATCAGTATATATCCGGCTGACCACCAATATCAAGGATTTAGGCTGATTGCGGGTATTCACCCCACGACCAATAGGACATGTGCAATGAGTATTTTAACTTACCGCAACAGCCAAGAGGCATTTATAGGTAAACACATAACTTCTCTGTTAGAGCAAGACGGCCATGAAGAACTCGACATCAAGCGCGCCGTTGAGCGCGGAATCGATCACTATCGTAATACCGCTGGATTTGCCAAAGGTAAAGTGTTCGATGAATGCCTAGCCAGAGCTAAACAGATGCTCTCTCCTAAGAAGCCAAAACGCACTAGAAAAAACAAAATAAAATGACACCTGAAGAGCGCAAACGTAAACAAAACGCCAAGCGCGCTCAAAAGTAGGCACACCGCTAATCGAGTTCGTATTTATCAACCATCGGAGAAAGACAATGAAAGCAGACCAAGTGGCAGTTAAGGCCAAGGAAGAATTTGACGACATGGTAGATGAAACCGCGCTGAGTGACTACGCGGTAAACGAAGTCGACCTTGGAGAGATTGAAATCAACGGTAAGAAAATGACTGTCTATTTAGGCATTCGCCAGAACTAACTAACGGCCAACCATTACTGGAATTAAGGAACTGTGTGCAATGAACTACTCTGACTTTAATCAATCACCGATGAACTTCACCTACTCTGCTCCTGCTTTCGTCCGTGACTCAGCGAAGCAAACAGAAAAGCCAGTTTATGACACCGAGCGTTACCCAGAGTCTTCTAACAAGATCATGTGTCATCAAGAGGTATTGGATTTCTTCAATAAGAAGCGAACCACCATCATCGCCTGGCGCAAGAACCGTAACTTCCCAGAGCCAATTAGCAAATCACCGCTGCGTTGGATTCGTGCAGCGGTGATGGAATGGGTAGAGCATGAAGGTGGGTTTAAGGCTGGGTTTTAG